TTAGGAATCGATGAATTCAAGCTCGATGGGCATTTGCTCGTACTCGAGCCAATGTCCAGCCCAGGTTCGCTGATCGCGCTGGCGAAGATGACACGTTGGACGATCCAGGCGCGACAGGGTAAGTACAACACTTTCGCCAAGCTTATTGATGTGCCAACATCGCTCGCACTCTGCGGCACCTTCGCCGATCATCCGGTCGGCAGCAAATCGGATCGGCCGCTCGTCGTATCCGACCCGTTTGTAGATCGCTTTTTTGCCTTGGATCGAATCGATGACCGATTGTTCACTGGCCGTCGGCTGCTCGTTTCGCCAGAGGACTCCACTCCAATTGGAAGCTAGCTGCTGAACTAAGTCGAAGCAAAGCTGCTCGTTGGCCAGGGAGTCCACAAACCGATTTCCTCCGAGTCGCCATTTATCTTGGCAGCGATGTTGGAAGACGATCTGACCTCGGAAGTCGAACTGCACGATCGTGTGGACGTTCCAGCCAGGACCGGCGCTGGGCATCGCATAGTCCGACCCCAAGCGTCGCCATCCCAGGTGAAAGCACTCCTTGTCGCCATAGACATGCTGGAACGTGAAGTCCGAATGCTCGGCGTAGAACAGCGACAATCGCAGCTCGCGATCGCACCGTCGTTTATCGATGAGGTATTGCCCGGATTCAAAGGCTCGTTCGTGTTCGGCTACTTCGGGCTCGGCCATGTCCATCATTCCGAAGACTTTCCAGACTCCAGGCTTGAGCGTCCAGCACGCGTAGTCTGGCCAGAAAATCGCGCCGTGGCGTTTGTACTCCTCACAGTCGAACAAGTACGTTGGATCGCACACGACCCCATTGTCGGCGTCCAGGAATAGGACCTGGGCAAACGGCGAGTGGAGCGTCGCGTAGAGTTTCAGTTCCCAACCACATAGAATCCGGCAGGGATGCTGTTTCTCGACCTTTCGAGCATCGATGCACTCGACACCCAAAGGCTCAAGCATCCGCTTCATGTAGGGATCCATCTCGGTGTCCCCGAGGTACCAGAGCTGGATCGGGAGCGTGCAGCCAAAATGCCGAATCAGATTCACATTGACCCAAACGCTTGGAAAGTACTTTAAACCTCCTCCGGCGATGACAATGCCACGCTCTTGGGCGTAGGTCACTCGGCTAGGCTTTAGGTTGTCGATGTACTGGTCGACCAGTCGGCGATGGGTTTCGATGGTGTTGTCCCAGGTTCCCCAGGCGTTGGGCCAAGGTCCAGGTGGACACTGAGCGATCAGATCCATCATCGCTTCGGGAGTCATGTCAGAGGTTGCGAGATTGCAGTTAGCCATTGGGGTTCTCCTTGGATTGGGATTTGAGGACTGCACGCACGATGTAGCCTTCGATGATGCTGTGAACAAAAGGGATAAAGCGAATGGTTGGGAAATGCTTGATCCATCGCGCCAGGATCTCGAAAGCGAGGTTTTCTCTTTCTCGCAAACATCCCCAAACACCAAGTTCATTCATGCGGGTTTTGGTCGAACCGCATCCGCAGTAAATTGGTTCGGGGATGAGCCAACCTAGGCAAACCCAACTGAATACTCGTCGCGTCTTTTCAATGAGATTTTCAAGTTCTGTGCCGACCCCATTTGTCGGGGGCTTAACGCACTCGAGCAGTTCCTGGGGGATCGGCATCTGTACGATGGACAGATACTCGATCGCCTTGGAGCAGGTGACAGGGTTCTTGGTTCTTGGCCAAGTCTGCTGGAGGCATGCTGCGCAAGCATCGTTTGCGATGGGCAAAGGTGCCTTGGCAAGATCGCTTGAGATCTTGCAGTATCCGTCTTGGTTGTATTGGCAATCGGTCGGATCGATCACTGAAACATCTCCTGACATCCGGTGTATTTAACTTGTCCAATGAAAGCTCCGGGGGTGGTCGGAGCCATCCCTGCGCAAAAGCAGGTCACTTCGAAGGGCCCGTTTTGGTCTTGGCATGGATCTTGAACACTCACAGGATTCCAGCCCATTCCGTTCCAGACGTAGTAGCAAGGACAGCAGCAATTGCCGCTGGATCCGGATCCGCTCGATCCCGAACCGCTGGATCCGGACGATTTGCCTGAGCTGCCGGAGCTTCCCAAGCTCCCGGAGCTACCCGATCCCGATCCGCTTGAACCAGAGCCACTGGTGCTAGCGCCACTGCCAGAGACTCCCGAGGGCTTGATTCCAGAGCCTGAACCCGAACCGGAACTAGATCCGGACCCACTGGAGCTTTGCCCCGAAGAACCCGAGCCTGAAGGCTTGCTACCGCTTTGGGAGCCGGACTGTGAACCCGAGCTGCTAGAGCCAGAGGGTTTCGATCCGGATGATCCCGAGGAGCCACTCGATCCACTAGAGCCGCTTGAACCAGCAGATCCGCTCTGGCCAGAGGAGCCACTTGATCCCAAGGAACCACTGACGCCCGACGATCCGATCGAGCCAGAAGTCCCTGACGAACCCGACCCGCTAGATGATCCCGAGCTACCTTGCGAGCCTGATGACGTTGAACCCGAACCGCTACTACCAGAGGGTTTCGATCCCGACGAACCGCTCGAACCAACTGATCCAGACGAGCCTGATGAGCCAGACGAACCACTCGTGCTCGAAGACCCCGAGCTGCCTGATGAACCACTGGAACCTTTTGATCCGCTCGAACCAGCTGATCCAGATGAGCTGGATCCAGTTGAGCCCGAAGTCCCCGAGCTACCAGATAATCCCGAAGTGCCACTTGAGCCCGAGCTACCCGAAGAGCCAGATGAGCCGCTCGATCCGGAAGAGCCCGATGAACCCGATGGCTTGGATCCTGATCCGCTAGACCCTGACGATCCAATGCCGCTTGATTGTCCCGAGGTCCCACTGGATCCAGATGAACCCGATGATCCCGATGATCCAGAGCTGCCGTAGGATCCGCTTGAACCCGAGGAACCTGATGATCCCGAGCTACCACTTGATCCAGAGCTTCCTGACGAGCCGCTCGAACCGGATGATCCACTGGTGCCCGAGGAACCACTCGATCCAGAGGATCCGCTGGACCCTGAGCTGCCGCTGGAGCCGGAGGATCCTGAGCTTCCGCTGGATCTAGGTTTGCCTGATCCAGATGATCCACTGCTTCCGCTCGATCCTTTGGTGCCACTTGAACCCGAAGAGCCTGACGAACCGCTAGAGCCCGACGATCCAGAGGAGCCTGATGAACCGGATGAGCCCGATGTACCGCTACTCCCGGATGATCCGCTCGAGGAAACCTGGCAACAGACGATTGCATAAATGGGCAAGGCGTCAAACCCCACATAGTGCATGAGGTAACGACCCATCTGAGGAAATTCACAACTAGATACTGCATACAATGGCTCTCCGTTTACCATGCCAATGAAAAAACCAAGTTGTCGCTTGGGACCTTGCCCGGAGCGCTTTTCGGTACAGGTGGCTGCGTAGAGTGGCAACGACTCCTGGGTGCCGGCGATGAAGGTCGCGATGTATCGACGTGGGTAGAGTGTCATTTGTTGGCATCCACCACTTTGCAATCAAAGGCTGTGTTCCAAGACTTGGTCGTTACGTCGAACTTCTGAACCAAACCTGGGTAGTAGCCATTGCCATCGGGGATGTTGCTTGTGATAAAGACGATCTCTTCGTAATTGGCATCATCGAAGCGAATGACTGCCCATCGCACCTCACCGGATGGTTCGATCCACAGCACCGAGGCTGGCCCATGCGGAACGCTTCGCAGGTAGCCGTTTTGTCCGACTATGGTCTCTGCGCAGTTGTAGGCCGCAACACCCACCGAGATTCGGACGATGACACACCCGGCAACCGCTGCGGTTCCGATGGTGTTGTTTTTGAGCGGTTCAAGCAGCACGCCAAATCGGGATCCAGAAGCTGCACCGGGGACTAGCCCTTGGAAGCTGGTTTGTCGCTTAAACTCCTTGAGGTTGGCGGCCGGTGTGATGATCGGAGCCCCAAGTGCCACGATCGAGAATCGATCCAGATCGACGCCCGTTTGATTTCGCACCTTGGCCAGATTGTTTTGCCTGAAAGTTCCTTCGGTCTGGCTCAGCAGATCATGCTGCTGGTTCTTTTGCGCCTGGGACAGATCCACCAATGCATTCCATGCCTCTGCTGGAATCTTCAGTGGATCGCCCGGCAACACCTTATGGAACTTATCTCCCATCGATTAGACTCCGATCCCAAGGCCACTGAAGTCACCATAGGAATACACTTGCTCGACGTAAGCTGAGACAGGTCGCTTGATCAGCGCCTTGGCAGTCGTGTCCTCGTCATCGATAAAGCGAACCCAAAGGTACTGCCAGCCTTCTTTGGCGATTCCTGTGATGCTCCCGAGCGATAGACCAGCGACGTTTGGGCTTGCCGCAAATCGGAATGTGATCTCCCAATCGTCCAGGCCACGTTTCGAGCCGCTTGCTCCGAGGAACAGAACTTCCCCCTTGGCGAATCCCTTAAAGGTTGCACCGTTGACCTTGCCCGTGAGATTAAACAGCGTGAGCTTGTATGCACCGGTGACCAGCAGATTAGGGATGTAATGGGTCTCGGTGAAGTTGAAAACCGGAACTGTGACGTCGGTTCCTTCGACTCGGTCGTCCGTTACACCGATCGCACCGAAGAAATCTGGAGCCGTAAAGCCGCTTGCCGAATACTTGCCCACATTGGCAATGCTCTGGGTGACGTGCTGGGTGCCACCCCCGGTGTCAAACGAGTACTGGGACTCGCTTTTCCATTTGACATACCTCGCTGTGCCTTCCCAGACGCCATTGCCTTGGTGGACGATGTGGTAATCGTCCAAGAACAGGTCTCCGAACTTTGCGGGGATCGTCGATGCCATGAGACCATTGGCTGTCGCGTAATCCTCGGTGTTCATGATCATGTAGATCAAATCCACACTTGGATTATCTTTGCTTTCGCTGATCTCTTTGGAGTCAAAGCGTTCGACGATGACCGGAGCAGGCATTGGAATCTCCTATCCGAATACCAAGCCACCACGGTCGGCTTGCTGCACGAGTTTCTTGGTATTGGCGGCGACCTCTTCGCTAGCCCGAGCGGTTCGTTCCCCCAGAGAGTCGGCTCCGAGGTTCATTGCAGCGATGGGGTTGAAAGTCCCAACGACATCCGTTTTCTTCTTGGTCTCGGCGAGCGTTTGATCCATGCTGCCAAGGTCTGGCAGACCGAGCCCAGACAATGAGAATTTGCTTGGTGACCCTGGAGATGTTTCGGCGCGTTTGGTTGCTGCCTCGCCAAGAGCTGCTTTCCACTCACCTCTGGCTTTCTCCAGCTCAGCAGCCGAATTGGCAAGCGCCTTCTGATTGGCAGCTTCGAGGGCGGATTGTTCTTGGGCTTGCATGTCTCCGAGTGCCGACTGTGCCCCTTGGCGATCTTGCTCGATTTGGTTGCGAGCCTTCTGTCGTTGCTTCTGGCGATCGAGGATCGTTTGATTTTGGGAGTTGCTGATCAAGTCATCTTGGCGAGCGATTTCGTCATTGATGTTGGCGATCTGGTCCTCGGCGTTTCTATCCCCAAAGAGACCTTGGATGCGGGCCCAGACCTTTTGAAAGAATCCTCCGAATCGGTTCCATCCCTTTTGCAATAGGCTGATCAGAACGGTCCAGCTATCGGCAATAAAGTGGGTGGTTTCAAGCCATCCGGTTTGCAATCCTGCCCACGCGTCGGTCATCAAACCAGCGACGCTGTAGACGGCACTTTGGAAGATTCCAATGAAGAATCCTTTGAAGTCGAGCCACTTCGACTCCAAAAACGCGACTCCACGTTGCCATTCCATTTTTAAAGTGAGCCATAGGATCTTGCCAGCAAGCGCGATGTCACCGGCAGCCAGCGCATCGCCGATCCCCTGCCACGCACCAAGTGCCGTGTCTTTAAGTTCATTGAATCTCGCGCCCAGCCACTGCATCGCCTGCGAGCCAGCACCACTTGCATAGACGAAGTACCCGACCAAAGCTGCAAGGCCTGCAATGGTAAGGCCGATGGGCGAGAGCAGTGCTGCGATCGCGGTACCAAGGAACGCAAACGCGGTGCCAACACCTGTAAGTACTGTGGCTGCCGCACCAAGCACCGTTCCGATCCCAGCGACTGCGGTCCCCAGGGCTACAATCGCTGCTCCCCCGGCTGCGATCGCCATGCCGACTTTGAACACAGTGACGATCAGGTCCTTGTTGTTTTTGATCCAGTCGCTGATGCTGACCACGATTCGTACGGTCGAGTCGATCATCGCTGAGAGGACCGGCTCCAAAGCCGAACCGATCGTAAATACTGTCTTCTTGAGGACCTTCCAAAGAACATCGATGCGATCGCCAAAGGCCTCGGCCGCTTGGGCATCTTCGGTGGCCATTGTTAGCCCCAGATCTCGTGCCTGTTGCTGGAGTTCCTCGATTCCTTGGGCACCGCTCGATAGCATTGGCAACAGCTGGGTGCCTGATTTGCCAAAGATCGCCATCGCGGTTGCGGTCTTGAGCGTAGGATCGGTGATCTGCGACATCCGATCCGCAATCGCTTTAAACTGCTCGTCGGGGGAGAGTTTGGAAAGCTGCGCGACGCTCAGTCCCAGGGATGCGAGCGTTTCTTGGGCCGACTGCGATCCGGAAGCCGCTTCGAAGAGCATTTTCTGCATCTTCTTGAGCGATCCTTCGAGCGTCCCCATATCAGCACCGGATTGCTCGGCCGCAAATCCCAGTTCCGAAAGAGCCTCTACCGACACACCTGTCCGCTGACTCATGTCGACCATATCGCTTCCCATGTCAGCAAAGCGCTTGGCCGCTCCTGCCAATGGAGCGACGACGCCAGCCCCGAGCATCGCCATCTTGGTCCCAATACCTTGGAGGCCTTTTCCAAAGGCATCGAGCCGCTTCGAGGCGTCATTGAGTCCCTTCACCAGACGAGAGTCTTTGGTGAAGAGCTCGACGTAGGCTGAACCGGCTTTGATACTCGAACTTGATGCCATCGTTACTGTTTCTCTTGCATCCGATCAATGAAAACGTGTTTGAGGGCTTCGATCCCAACCATCGTGCGAGGTTGAATCCGTTTCTTCGCGTGCGGGTTGAAATCCGACGGGTGGTAGATCTTCGAACGTTTGGCATCGCGATGGATGTTGGCGAGCATTGCCAGAACTGAGGAAGTGTGTGACCACAGCATCTGGCTTCGAGCTTCGCCCATCGCGATCAGCTCTCGGAGGCTGAAGGGTCCGGGGTCACAACCGAGGACTCCGGCAAGGTGCCAGACGAGCTGATCCACTTCTGCGCTTCGACCTCCGGGTCGATCGAGTCGAGGATCCTCTCCGCGTGGCTGAGCACCTTGTCCCTGACGGTCTTGCCCGCTTCGATCGCCTTGCGAAGGCTCGCCCTGGCGCGGGCATCTGGGAAAAAATCGATCAGTTCCTCGACGAATGCATCGGCAGCTTGGGTGATTGCATCCCCTGCCAATACTCGCCCAAATTCCTCATCGCTGATCGATTGCTTGTCGGCTTGGTCTTTACACAAGCAGTACAGCACATCGGCCAGGGTGACCGGATCGGAGACAAGCTTCGAGAGAGACTTAAACCCGTCGTCGACCAGTGCATACAGGTCGATCCCCAACAAACCACGGATCCGTTTGACGGCCGTGACATTGATCGCAACTTCCCATGTGCGTCGGGAGTTATCCACAAAACTATGCATTTTCTAAACGCCTTCCGAAAGCTAGAGAATCGAAACGGGATTAGGCAACGGTCATCCAGCTAGGTGGATTGGCCGCATAGGTTGGCTTGGCAGTGACCGACACGGTGATCGCTTCTTCGAGAGCTTCATTGCGAGAGAAGCTGGCGATGCGGAACGTGGCTCGCAGGCCTTGGGAACCGCTACTACCTGCTCCGGTGATCAGCCCGTCCATCACGGCGAATTCCACCGTGCTGTTATTCAGGAACGCATCGCGTACAGCGCCAAAGTCGGAGTCGGCCGTATCCCAAACCATCTCGAATTCAAGCGAAGCATCCTTGAGAGTGCCGACGGTCGCTCGCCAGCCGTTATTTCCGCGGGTCGAAACATCGGCCTCTCCTGTTTCCAGGTTCAGCGTCAAATCTCGAACGTTACCAATGAGGTCCCAGGTGGGAGCCGCGTAGGTCCCGGCGTTACGGTAAAGCTTGGCATCAAGTCCAAGTTTGGCTGGCATATTTGTGACTCCTTAACGAACGCTGTTGGCCCACATTGGGGGTAATCGATCTTTGACTTTGTCTAGCGCTGGACCCATGAAGGGTCGCTTGGGGTATTGTTCCTTGCGAAACCTACCTCCGAATTCATGTGCTTTGCCGGCAGTGCCGACCACCGAGATGTCTGGTCCGATGGTTGCGATCCCCCGCTGCTTGTCGATCGCATAGACGATCGCTCGCTTGAGTTGTCCTTTGCGAGTATTCGGAGGCGTACCTGGCATCGATGCGGTCTGCCGACGCTTGATCGAGCGACGAGCAACCAAGCGAATCGCAGCTGCCGCATGACCAAGACTTTTGAAGCTGCCTTGCTGAGCCTTGGCTTTGACCTTGTCGAATGATTTTTTGGTGGTGACTTTAGCGCCGATCATGGTTGTCCTTACGGTGCGGTGAATCCTTGTGCATTGACGTAGACCGCAGCACCAGTGGTGATGCACGCAAAGTTCAGAGCCGTGTTGGCAGTGGTCTTGAGTGGATTTTCAAAAATGATCTCAGCCATCGGAGCGTTAGCACTCAGGTGGCCTCGCCAAATGATCGTCGCTCCGTCTTTAAGGACGACTTCCGTGGCGACTGCCGAGTTGTTCGAAAGCTGCATCGAACAGATGTAGCGACGCAGACCGGCTCCGGCTGCAGCAGACAAAACGGCATCGGTCGTATTGATCACGCCACCTGCGGCAGACGCAAACGACCATTCAAGTTCTGGAATCTGCCATGGTCGCGTTACGAGCACCCCTTGCAGTGTGGAAACTAGATCGGCGACATCGCCCGAGGCGACACTCGCATAGGCTGCCGTTTGTGCACGACCTGCCACACGCACTGGACTGCCGGCAACCACAGCATCGTGAGCCGCTTGACCAGCGACGTTAGCTGTTACGGTTCCGATGTTGGTTGTCGTCGCAGTCGCTCCGGTGAGGATCACACCTAAGCTTTGTCCAATGACGGTTTGTCCTCGGCCAGCGGTGATTTCAGCAGTAAGTTCTGCGTAATCCTGGCAATTAATGAACTGGGACTGGAAGGAAATCGCTGCGGGTGCAGCTGCAAGAGCGATCTGTCCAGAACCAGTGACATAGGCACCAGAAAAGACCGTTCCGGTTAGATCAATCGTGTTAGCGTCGATGACTGTCGCCGAGTAATTACCACGCAAGGCCGCTCCGTTATTAGTGACACCGCTGATGTATTCGACCCAGATCGTTGGCGTTCCGGTGTAACCGTGCGCAGTGGAGGTCAATCGAATGACATTGCCAGGACCAGCGACTGCGTTGGATACAAACCTGAACGCTTGGTGGTTCATCGAGCGGATGCGGATCTTGTAAACCGCGATCGGATCAGGGATCTGCTGGTGCCTAACGTAGGAATTCGATCGGCCTCCGGTCGAATCCATCACGCGCGAGTGGAAATAGCACTCGTCTGAAAACGGTTCGAGTTCGAGAATCGAATAGGTAGCTGTAGACAAGATGGCGGAGGCTGCCGATGCAATGGGAACCAATCCGCCATTTTGGACGCTGTAGACCATATTGGTCACAGTCGTGTTGGCAGCACCCCCGATGTCCATGCTAAGACTGTGCTTGCCATCGGGAATCCCGGTGACCGGGTCGACCGATACGGCTTCAATAATGTGGTGGTTGTTGGCTTGCCGGGTACCCCCGGACTGCACCGCGATCATGGCTCTGAATGGAATCGTGAACGTTTCCTTCGAAAGCAGCTCTGCGAAACCGCCGGCCGTTATCCCTGAGTTGATCGTTAGAACACCACCAGAGACGCTAGCAGTAGAGCCCAAGCCGGTAGTCAGGTCCCAAAGCTCCGTGAGGTTCCGAGTCCAGGAATCCCGGAACTTCTTCTGGATCGATTT